CCCGAAAAAGTTTCCCGCGTGGAGGTGGAAAACGAAAAGCAGGAAGCTCGCCTGCAAAAGATCGAATCCACCGCCGCCGACCGCGCCGAGACTCTGGCCCGAATCGACGAGCGAACCAAACGCATCGAGCAAATCCTCGCCAACCGTCCGTGATCCTTTGACACCCACGCACGGGAGATGAAAAACCTGATCTCAAGGCTCAAGGAGCCCTCCACCATTCGCGGCCTCTGCATCCTCCTCGGGCTGGCAGGCATCAACCTCGAGCCCGAAGCGGTCAACGCCATCACGAGCTTGACCATCGCCGCCCTCGGCGCGATCGAGCTTTTCCGAAAGGAAAAATGATCAACCCCGCCAAGTTCGCGGCGGCCATGATCCTCGCCGCTTTTCTTTTCCTAGCTTTGGCTCTCCTCACCGGGTGCTCGAGCTTCGGCCCGCTCACTTTCTCGCTCGAGAGCGACTATGGCCGCTTTAGCTACCAACTCCCCGAGCTTCCAGATCGCACCCTCCGCGACAAATGATCTCCCTCCTCGCCCGCTTCTTCATGCTCCCCAAGCCGCAGGTATCCCCCGCGCCACAGCCAGAGCCGAAGCCCGCGAAGCCAGCCAAAACCTCCCCCGCCAAAACCTCCGGCCGCCTCAAGCCCGAGCCAAAGTTTTATCAGCAGACCAACAAGCGGACCCCCAACATCTCAGCCGGCCGCGTCATTAAGCCGACCCATGTGATTTTGCACCACACCTCCGGCGCTTATGCCGGATCAGTCTCGTGGTGCTGCGATCCGGTAAGCAAAGTCAGCTACCACTGCATTATCGCCCGCAACGGCAAACGAACCGTCCTCGCCCTCCCCACCCAGCGAACCTGGCACGCCGGAGTCTCAAGCTGGCAAGGCCGCAAAGACGCCAACTCATTCAGCGTCGGCATGGCATGGGAAGGCGACACCTACTCGACCCCATTGAGCGAAGACGCCCTCCTCAGCGCCGTCGAATATCTCCTCCCCATCATCCGCGAAAACAACATCCCCCTCGCAAACATCCTCCGCCACGCGGACATCGCCCCCGGCCGCAAAGACGACTGCTCCCCAGCCGCCCACGCCGCGCTTTTAGCGGCACTTAACCGCGTCCTGTAATGGCCAAGAAACCCGCCCCGCCAAAAGACCGCGAGGCCGTCATGCTCCAAGCCCGCGCCCTCCTCGCCGAGCATTTCGCGCATGGCATCTGCGTGGTGAGTTGGGAAGACGAAGGCACGACATACAACATGGATTTTAAATTCGGCAACGACTACGCCGCGAAATCCCTCGCCCGCGAAGCCGAAGACCTGCTCTGGCCCTACGAGGAAGAAGACGAGGACGAAGAAGAGGAGGAAGAAGCGTGAAAGCCACTCTCGAATTCGACCTGCCCGAAGAACGCACCGAGCACATCTGCGCTGTGAAAGGCATGGACTCCATTTTAATAATCGACGACCTCCTTCAAGAAATCCGCGCATTCCTTAAACACGAATCCGGCGAATTTAAGTCTTGGCGAGACGACGAAGGCCGCGAATGCAAAGCCTGCCCCGCCACGCTCGAAAAAATCCGTTCCTTCATTTGGGAACTCCGAAAAGACAACGAGATTCCCGACCTCCCATGACGCCAATCAAAAAATGGAAAAAGTGGCTGGCCGTCGGATGCAGTCACGGAGCGGAGATCGATCCCGAAGCCCGCAAAGCCGTGTTGATTTTTAAGGAGCGCTGGAAGCCCGACAAGACCCTCCACCTTGGCGACTTCATTGACCTCTCCGCTTTCCGCGCCGGAGCCGTCCGCGACAGTAACGACTCCGACCACGCCGCCGATGTCGCCGGGGATCTCTCCGCAGGCATCGAATTCCTCCACGAACTCCGCCCACAGGTCATCCTGTGCGGCAACCACGAAGCTAGACTCTGGAAATTCTCCAAAAGCCCCAACGCCCTCCTCGCCTACGCCGCGAATCTAACCATCCAAAAGATTACAGAAACTGCAAACAAACTGCGTGCCACTCTTACTCCCTACGGCATTTGCGAATACCAAATGCTCGGCGGCACGAAATTCGTCCACGGCTCCATGTTCAATGTCTCCGCCATCCGAGACCACGCCGAGACCTACGGCAATGTCGTGATGGCCCACCTCCACCGCGTCGGCTGGGAGCGCGCCCGCAACATCGACGGCGCCAGCGGCTATTGCGTCGGCATGCTCGCCAACTTCGACATGCCCTACGCCAACCAACGCCGTGCGACGCTCGCCTGGTCGCAGGGCTTCGCCTACGGCCACTACTGCGACACATCCCTCACCGTGAATTTATGCGAAAGAAAAAAGGGGAATCCCTGGCTTCTCCCGATCTGACATCCGCGTGGGAAGCCGTATTTGAAACCTCCCGCATCACGGATGCCGCTCCTCTCCGCGCCGCCGGATGGCGCACCGTCCGCGAAATCGCCGCCGACCTCGGCCTCAGCTACTCAGGTGCGGCACGCACGCTGTCCAACAAAGCCAGCAAAGGCTTGCTTGACCGCTGCACGCACAAAGTGGACGACGGCAAAGGCACCCCGCGCACGACGACCTTCTACCGCCCAAAGTCGGCAACAGCGCGCAATAAGAGCGCAACGCCTCTATAAATACCTGCAAAACAGCACGCAAATTTTGATTCGTAATCGATAGGTCACGAGTTCAAATCTCGTCGTCGGCTCTCTCCTTCTGGAGCCCCTCGAACCGCATAAACACTGGCTTGGCGGGCGTTTTTCTGTATCGCACGAAATGGATTGAAATGGCACGGCAAATGGTTGAAATTGCCCCCATGAGCGCAACAAGCGCAACACGGCGCAACAAGCCAGTTGTCACCATTCGCACGGCTACGGTGCGGGGGGAGCCTCGTTTCGTGGTTTTTTCGCGGATCAATGGCGTCGCCAAGCGGGAATTTTTTCGCACCCAGGCGGAGGCGCGGGTTCATCAGGCGGCACTCTTGGAGAAGCTGGAGACTCGCGGGACGGAGGCTTTCACCGGCCCGGCGGGAATGACGGTGGCGCAGGGGTGGAGGGAGTTCTGCCTGGCGCGGATGCCGAAGCTGAAGGATGGGAACCACCGGCGGCTCTTGGAGTGGTGGTGGGGGAAGTTCGTGGCGGAGTATGGCGCGAAGGAACTCCGCGACATCAAAGCGATTCACATCGATGCGTTTCTCTCGCGGCCGGGGTGGTCGGGGACTACGGCGAACCAAGGGTTCGTGTATCTCCGGCTCGTCTGGAATTGGCTGGTTCGCTACGAACTCACATCGACCAACCCGGTGCTCAAGATCGACACGCCGAAGGCCGCGCCGGAGCATCACCTCTTGACGGTGGCGGAGGTGAAGCGACTCCTGGCTCTTACGAAAAAAGATGCGCGCCTCCGGGCTTGGCTCGTGCTCGGAGTTTTTGGCGGCATGCGAATCTCGGAGGTGTGGCGGTGTGAGCCGAAGCATATCGAGAAAGATGAGATTTTTATCCCGATCCGCAAATCGACGGACATCCAACCACGGCCGCGCTTCGTGCCGATCCTGCCTGCCCTCCGCCGGCATCTTCCGAAAAAATGGCCGCGCATAAACGAGGACATCATCAAGCGCGCACGCACGAAGCTAGCCGAACAAATGAAGTGGGAGGAATGGCCGCAGAACTGCCTTCGCCACACGGCGGCATCCATGCACCGGGCAATGTGGCAGGATAGCTCAAAGACGGCTTACTTCCTCGGGCATTCCTCGGCGCGCATGGTGGAGGAAAAATACGCGCGGGGCGTTAGAAAAGCGGACGCGGAGAAATTCTGGGCGCTTTAGGCGGTCAGGTCGATCACTTCGCCTTGCCAGTTTGGAGGGAGTTCGCAGTTTTCTGAGTTGAGTATCCACCAGCGGAGGTCACGGATTGTGGGCGCACAATATTCGCGGACGCGCCCTGGGGGAGGGGGTGTCCCATGGCTTCGTGCTGTTCATATGCTGCCTTGTAGTGATAGTCCCACGCGAGCCTCATGCACTTGCGGATGGCTTGAGATGGAACCATGTCGGTCTGGTTCACCTCAAACTCGTAGCGGATGATTTTGGCTAAAATATCCTGACACTCCGGGGTCAAAGAGACTCCCGGTTTTTTCACTTTTTCGCTGTCTGGTTTTTTGTGCCGACCCACAACGAAAACAATGTCAGCGAATAGGTGCACCCTTGCAATCAATTATTTTTTCGGTGCACCAAAAAAATATTTTCGCCCGCAAACATTGTCCCCATGCGGATGTCAATAGTTTTTTTCATGGTGGGACAACACCCCATTGATTTTTTTTATTGATAAAAGTGCACCGAAATAAAAAAGTGCACCGCATGACAGCGACGAACAAAAAACAGGGAGCGTGTTTCCCACTAGACCTCTGGCAGGAGGTAAAGCGGGAGGCCGAATCAACCGGAACCACCATGAGCAAGGTGATCGTTCAAGCGGTCCGCGAAATGGTGGATCGCAAAAACAAACGGAGGGCCAAGAAATGACCTCCGCTACTGAAATGGCGCAACGGCTCGGGTTGGCCAGGCCGACGCTCCTTAAATGGGCGGCACAAAATCGAGTGCCAGGATTCAAGGTCGGGCGTGAGTGGAAGTTCGACGAGGCCGATGTCGTTCGGGCTTTGAAAATCACGACCGGCAACAGGCTTCAACAGGCGAGCAGCCGGGGGAGGGCCGCGTAATGGACCACGAGACGATTTTGCGCTGCCTCGGTTACGGGATCGAGTTTTTCCAACTGATGGCCGCTCCGGCGGTGCTCGGGGCGATTACCTGGAGGATGTCACGATGAGCCTCTGGCATTGCACGGCAAACGGCGTCTTTGGCCGGTTCGGGGATTATGTGCTGGCCGTCAGCCGCGAGGCCGCACGGGTGACTTTTCAAAAACTCCACGGATTAACACCAACCGAGATTCGGTTGGAGAGGAGGGCGAAATGAGTGGGTGGATGGCGATCTCGTTGGCGGTGCTTTCGCTCTTTTCTTGCTACGCCTGCTACTGCCTCGGGCAGGAAAACATCATTCGGCGCATCAAGCGGATGCGGGAGCGTGAAGACCGCTGGCAGGAGTGGGACTGCGAGAACTTGGAGGATTTCGATGACTAGGTGCGCTGTGTGCCAAGGCGAAGCCGAGCAGGTGGATAACGACCTCGGGCCGGTCTGCTCCGAATGCTTCACGCACTGCGAATGGGCAACGCTCGAACTCCTTTGGCAAGCGGCGGCTGTGAGTCCGTCGAAAGAATAAAATTTCAGCATCGCCCGAGAGGGCAGGTGACGGGGGGGCGCGCATCCAAAACAACGCGCAACAAATTGAGTGATATGAAAATAATTAAAGGAAAACAACAGCGACCACAGCGGGTGGTCATTTACGGGGTCGAAAGCGTCGGTAAGACGACTTTCGCCAGCAAGTTCCCAAATCCTCTCTTCCTCGACATCGAGGGCGGCAGCAACCACCTCGCCGTTGACCGTGTGGCGGTCTCGACTTGGAAAGAACTCGGCGAGTGCATCCAAGAAGCCAGCCGGACGGACTACGAGACGATCGTCATCGACAGCGCCGACTGGGCGGAGCGGTTGGCGGTTGAAGACCTCCTCGCTACGAACAAGAAGCAGAGCGTCGAGGATTTCGGGTTCGGCAAGGGCTGGGTGATGGCGGCGGAAAAGGTCAGCCGGTTCCTGACCGCCTTGGATGCGCTCATCGACGCCGGCAAGCATGTCGTTGTCCTGGCGCACTCGAAGGTTCAGCGCACCGAGCCGCCGGACATCCTCGCCGCTTACGACCGCTACGAACTCAAGCTCTCCAAGCAGTCCTCTCCGCTGGTGAAAGAGTGGGCGGATGAGCTTTGGTTTTTCCGGTTCAAAACGAAAGCCGTCTCGCAGGAGAACGGCAAGGCCAAGGGGATCGGGGGCAAGGAGCGCATCATCCTGACAACCCACTCGGCGGCCTACGACGCCAAGACACGATCGGGCCTCGCCGAGGAGTTGCCGATGGAGTGGGAATCGGTGGCGCATCTCTTTGGCAAGCCTGCGCCCAAAACCTCGGAGCCTGCCGTCGAGATCCTCGGTGCCGAGACGATGGCGGCGATCGAGTTGCTGGAAGCCAACGAGGACGCGGTGAATGCCTTTCTGACCGGCAACGGCTCAATCCAAGAGGGCGAGACTTGGCGCAATGCCTCGCCGAAGTTGCTGGCACAAATCAAAACCCGCCCGCAGGCGCTCATCGCTAAGGCAACCGCACAAATGGAGGTGGCGGCGTGAAGGGATTAACCACAGAGGACACAGAGAGCACGGAGGGCCGGAAGAAGATGTTGAAAATCAGAATGCTCTGCCAACAGGCAATAAATTCCAGGCGTCGCTATAAAAAAATACACCCAGACGCATTTCAGGTTTGGGCATATTCAGAGAAGAGAGGGGCCGCAGCCCTTGGCAGAAAAATCATTTCAATAATTAAGGAGGGCGGAAAATGATCGCCAAGGAAATATCTCCTTCCTCCCTGCCAAAGCTGGCCGAGTGCGCCCTGTTTACGGGTGCGTCGGGCACCAGCTCGGCGGCGGAGCGTGGGACGCTGATCGACAAGGCGATCCGCGAGCTTTTGGTGGATGATCCGACGACTTTCGACACGCTGACCGCCGAAGATCAGGCGGTGGCTCGGTGGGGCGTGGAAGAGCTTCGCACGCTCTCCGGGGGCTACCATGTGGAGACCCGCGAGGAATACCTCGGCATGGAGGTGCCGGGTCTCTCGAAGCCAGGAACGGCCGATGCGGTATGCGTTCGGGCTCAATGGGTGGCAGATCTAAAAACGGGAGCCGTCAGGAATTATAGGGAACAATTAAGTGCCTATTGTTTAGCCTGTATGCACGAGCATTTCGCCGACTCGTGGACGGCTCATGTCGTTTATGTCGATCAGCGCCTTCGCCGCACCTACACATTCACCCGAGACCAAGCCGAGGCGACCGTAAGCCGCATCATCGCCGAGGCGTCGAGCCGGTTGGCGGAGCCGACGCCGAATGAGTATTGCGGGTGGTGCGCTCATGCGAACACCTGCAAGGCGCTGGTTCGCCAATCCTCCGAGGCTTTGGCTTTGGTGAAGTCCGAGACATCCCTTGCCGACATCCGCGACCAAATCCTCGCCAATCCGGTCGAGCTGAGTGCCTTCGCAGCGAACTGGAAGCTCGCCGAGAAGCAGATCGCCGAGCCGGTCATTGATGCTCTGAAAGAACGCCTCGCCGCGGGCGAGGACATCCCTGGCTGGAAGGTTACGACCGGCGCGGGGCGTCAGTTCGTGGAGGCCGATGCCATCGCACGGGCCTCCGCCAATGTTTCCAAAGAGACGCTCATCCTCGCCCTCGGCGGAAAGATGAGCGCCGACAAATTTCGCCAGTTCTGCGCCGACGCCGGCGTGGAGATGGACGAGTCAGCGGTGCGAGCAGGGTCACCCATTAACACCCTGCGACAAATCAAATCCAAAAAATAATATGCCTACATACAAACAATCCGAACCGAAACCCGTCTATTTCGTCGAGCCGGGAACCTACAAAGTCGAAATCGTCAACGCCATGGAAAAGCTATCCAAGGCCGGAAACCCGATGATCAAACTCATCTGCCGAGTCGAAATCGGCGACGGCGCGAAGGGGCCGGAAGTCCATGAGCACCTGACATTCACCGAAAAAGCCGGGTGGAAGATCGACCAAGTGCGCGAAGCCTGCGGGTTTGCCGTGGTGCCAGGGGAGGACATCGATGTCCAGCCCGAGGATTTCATCGGCAAGACGGCCACGGTCGTTCTTGGCGAGGAGGAGGGTGCCGACTCCGGCCACCGCTTCAACACCCTCGAGCGTTGGATGTCACCCAAATCCTCGGCGCCCGCGCCGAAGGCCAAACCCGCCAAAGAGACCGACGACATCCCGTTCTGAACTAACACAAATGGACCGGGTTTATTTTTTTCACAATGGAAGTGAGTGCAAGATCGGCTGCACGGAGAACGACTTACGGCACAGGCTGTGGGCGGCTCATGTGTGGTCTCCTCGGGCGCTTGAAATCCTCGGCTGGGTTGAGGCCAAGCCAGGAGAAAAGACCATTTTGGAAAAGAGGATCCACCTCGCCATTGCCCACCTGCGGCTCGTGAAACCGAGCGGCAATGGCGAGTGGTTCAAACTCTCACGCAGTGAGGCATTAGAAACGATAAAAAAATATGAAGGAAATCAAAACAACTACACTTACGGCCACGCTTCGCGGCATCCGGCCCATCATGTTCGACCGCTACGCGGGAGACAACAAAACGAAACTTCCGGTGATGGAAAAATTCTACACCACACCGTCGGGCCATTTGGTCATTCCCGTCCTCAACCTTTATTCGCTACTGGCAGCACAAAACACGCCATCGGTGGCCAAGCGTTTTTACGGAAAGCAGGCGCGTGATGTTGCCCTTGGAGTCATGTCTTTTGTCTCAATCGAGGCGACTGGAGAGGATCCGCTTAACGCCCAAATCCTCGATGCGGAGGGCACGCCCTACACAATCCAAGACCCAAGGATCGAGATTTTACAGCATGTCGCAAGGGTCAAGGATGGAGTGCCTAACCCTAAAGAGCGGCCGATGCTCCCGACGGGTTGGCAAATTAAAATCCAACTCACGCACCAAGAAAACACCTTACTCACAGCAGCATGCCTCCAAACAATGCTGGATCAAGGTGGAATCTTGGGGCTTGGAACATTTCGCCCAATCTTTGGCCGCTACACGGTTGAATGGCAATGATTTTACATGGCAGGGCGTGGCAAGTCCTGGCTCGGCCGGGCATGGCAAGGCTGGGCGCGGCGTGGCGGGGCTGTGCGGGGCTAGGCGTGGCGCGGCATGGCATGGCATGGCAAACACACTGCATCTCTTCGGAGGTGCAGCAGTTTGCCACGGCGAGGCTTGGCAAGGCGCGGCGGGGCAAGGCCTGGCCGGGCATGGCTTGGCTCGGCACGGCTTGGCAAACACACGGCGCTTCACGGAGCGCCGCAGTTTGCAAAACGACAACACCAACAAATGCAAAATGAAACAAACATGACCCAAGACCTCTCGCTCCGCCTCTCCATCTGTCTGAACGGCTGCCCGATCGGGCCGCGCATTCAACGCCTGGAGCCGCTGCCGAACTACCGGCACACTTACTCGCTGGCAGAACAGGCAGAGGCGGAGGCGGACATGGAGCGCGTGCGGAAATACATCGAGCGGAATGCAAACACTATGAAGGGGAAGAAATAACATGGCCGGAGAATGGATTAAGGTGGAGCTCCACCTGCCCGAAAAGCCCGAGGTTTTACAGATCGCCGAGGCGACGAAGATGGCCCCGAATGCGGTGGTCGGGGCGTTGATCCAGGTGTGGGGTTGGGCGTCTCGGAATTGTAACGCTGACGGCGTTACAACAATCGCGGCGTTCTCGCATTTGAACAAACTGGCGGGCAATGAGTGCTTCGCTGAAAGCCTCGTCGAAGCGGGGTGGTTGCGCGTGAAAGATGCGAAAATCACCTTTGTGAACTTTGACCGCCACAACACTCAAACCGCTAAGGAGCGAGCACTTGTAGGGCGGCGAGTCAATAAGCATCGCAGTAACGGTGATGTAACGGAAGAGAAACGCTCACAGCGTTACAAAAGCGTTACCAGAGAAGAGAAGATAAATAAGGCGGTTGCCTACGGCAACGCGCCAGCACCCATGGCCCTATGAACGCAATGGAGAAAATCATTCCCATGCCGAAGGCGGCGATCCCTCTGAACGAACCGGCAGAACGAGCGGCGATCAGCTGCCTTCTTCAAAACTTTGCCAATCTGGACGCGATGTCATGGCCGGATGACTTGTTTTTTTACGAGAAGCATAAAATCATCCTCGGGGCGATCCGCAAGCTGCACGAGGACGGGGTGGCGACGGATTTCATGGCGGTGCAGGCGCAACTCGACCGCGATGGGCAAATCGAGGCGGCAGGGGGGATGATGGAGTTGATCGACCTGCACACGGTGATGCCGACCGGCGACCCGAAGACGGCGGCATGGCATCGCGGGGCGCTCATGGATGCGCGGCGTTACCGCACGGCGCTGGCAGCGATCCGCAAGGCGGAGGATGCGTTTCTCCGTCAGGAGGGCGACATCGCAGCGGTGGCGGAGGCGCTCAACGGCGCGGCGGCCATGCAGGAGACGCCCCGCGTGGGCATGAAGCAACTCATCGACGGGTTGATTGCCGACCTGGAGAAGACCGAGCCGGTGGAGACCTTTGGCTCGGGGATCGGATCGCTGGACCGCGTGGCGCACCTCAAGCGCGGGGAACTCCTGACCGTGGCGGCGCCGACATCGGGCGGCAAGTCGATCATGCTCCTGCAAATGGCGCTCCATGCTCTGCGGGCTGGCAAGCGCGTGGCGGTCTTCTCGCTCGAGATGCCGGCGACTCAGGTCGTGGGGCGGATGCTCTCGGCCATGTGTGGGTTTCCGGTCGGGATCCTTCGCATGAGCAACCGGGAAGGGGAGAAGTCGCAGGGGATGTCTAACAAGTTCACGGCTTACGCTCAGGAGCTGGCGCATTACCCGCTCGAGGTCGAGAGCAACCTGACCGAGTGGGAGGCGATCGATGGGGCGGCTCGGGAGTTGGTGGCGAAGGACAAGGCGGACTTGATCGTGGTCGATTACATCCAACTCATTCACCTCCGGGCGCTCGGGTCCAACGAGACGCGCGAGCAACATGTCTCGGAGGTGTCGAAGCGGCTCAAATCGCTGGCACTCCACCTCAATGTCGCGGTGGCGACGGCTTCGCAACTCAATGACGACAACCCGCCAAAGCTCCGCGAGTCCCGCGCCATCGGTCACCACTCGGATCATGTGTGGTTCGTGGGCGGCCAGCCCGAGGAGCAATTCCTGACCATCATCAAAAACCGCGACGGCGAGCGAGGCGGGGCCGTGCCGGTCCGAATGAACGGAGCCACGGCGACATTTTCCGAAAGAATCTCTGACAATCAAACAACTAACAAATGAAACTCTACATAGGTATAGACCCCGGCTTGTCCGGCGGTATCGCATTCATCCCAACCCTCGGCGACCCATGGGCGCACAAAATGCCTGAGACAGACCGAGACCTCATCGACCTCATCGGCGATGCCATTTCGCTGGCAGAACCTCGGGCGGTGCTGGAGTTAGTCCACTCTTCGCCGCAGATGGGCGTTAAATCGGCTTTCACCTTCGGCGAAGGGTATGGACGCCTTCAAGCGGTTCTGACCGCTTTGCGGGTGCCTTACGAGCGCGTGCGGCCTGCCGTGTGGCAGAAGTCAATGGGGTGTTTGACCCGTGGCGACAAGAATGTGAGCAAGCGCCGGGCGCAGGAGCTTTTCCCGACGCTGAAGGTCACGCACGCCACAGCGGACGCTTTGTTGATCGCCGAATACAACCGGAGGACGGCCAAGCCATGACATACGACGACAAGGGGTGCCGCGAACTCATGTGCGCCTTCATTCGCCAGACCGTCCTCGATGTCGATGCCAAGACGGATTTTGCGAACAAAAACAAGAACGCCGAGTGGGAACTCCACAAGGCCAGCGCCATCCATTTCATCCGCTCCCCGATTTTTGTCTCCCTCTGCCGCACCCTTCGACTCCCTGCCGACAAAATCCAACGCCGAGCATTCCAATGAACACCTTCACCGCACGCGACGGCGAACCCGCCTATATGCCTGACCTCGACATTGATTCACCCGAAGACATCCTCGCCGATGACCTCGGCACGACGCCCGCCGTGGCCCGCAAGGTCATGGCCATGCTCCAAGCTGCCGAGGTGCGTCAGCAGGCGCTCACGCTTGGAAAGGTGGTCGGGCTTCTCCTCGAGACGAACAACCTCCCCGTCATGGCGAACGCGATCGCTTTCGCGGCTGGCCTCGACCAACTCAACGGCAAGAAGTCCCAGGCCGAAGTCGCGCGGGAGTTAAAGGTCACACGCGCCCTCGTCTCCCATTATGTCGTCGGGGTTCGGGATTTCCTATCAGGCAAAAGCCAGACCTTCGACTGCACCAAGTTCCGTAAGTCCAACAAGTCGCGCCAGACCTTCAGAGAGAAAGCGACCGATCCATTCACGGCAGCCAAAGCGGCTGCCATCGCCAGATACAAAGCCAGCAACCACATAACAAAAAAATGCAACTAATCGACACCACCATGTTCACGCTCCATGCGTTGAACCTACCCGAAACCCTCACCCCTGCCGAGTGGACGAATATCCACAAGGACATCCTCGTTTGCAAGCGCGCCGCCTCCAAGTGGCTCAGCCAGTCGAGGGACTACAGCACGGCACGCTGGGGCATGGAGTTCTGCGCCGACACCGAGGCACAGCTCGAGCTAGACCTCGGCCTTACCTTGGCTGACGAGAAGCCAACCCTCAACCCTGACGACAAGACCAAGGCTATCGTCACCATTGAGGGATTGAGCCAGAAGTTCACCGTATGGGAGAGGAAGATGAGCGACGACATCGGCAAGTGGGACAAGGCCAGGCTCGAGCGCGCCCTCGAACTCCTCACCCCTATGGAGACGACAGCCGCACGAATCCGGGGGCTACTGGCATGAGCGACACGCCAGAGACTGATGCGGTTATCAAAGATCAATCAGAGTGGAAGCTGCCATTCGTATCCGCCACAATGGACGGCGTGACCTACGACGGCCCGGTGGCTTCGTTGTGCCGACGCATGGAACGCGAGCGCGACAGGGCGCGGAAGCTAGCTGAGGAATTCCATCGCGATCAAGTCCGCCTACTCATGGAGCGCGACGATGCGCGGGAACAAGTGGCCGAACTCTCTGCGGTGGTGAAGGGACTCCGCGCCATCATGCGTCAAGAGGCTCAAGCCGCCGAAAAGAAAATCAAAGAGGCTCACGAAATCGCTTTCCACGCACTCATTCAGCGCGACGAAATTTTGAAAGCTATGGCAATATGACCTGCCCGACCTGTGGCACCGACACCCGAGTCATTGCAAAGCGCGAAGGTTACAGGCGCAGGCTATGCAAGGACGGCCATAGATTCGTCACCATCGAACAGGCGCATGAAACCAAGTTCCCATGGCCATCAAGACCAAAGCGCAAACCATTGAAGAAGAAACGAAAACAAAACAGAAACACAAAATGGATCGAGCGTATCGAGGCCAAGCTCGCCGAGGCATAAAAATGCCGGGTGCAAACTAGGATGACTCCCCAATTTGACACCCGGCTGTTGTCGTGCAAACAACGACAACCGGCTCGTGTCAAATCGAGCTATTCGCCGGGCTCCTTCCGCGTAGGAAATGGAGCAGAATCCAACCAATCCCATGTCCCGTTTGTGGCGTGGATTTTAAGCCGAGAAGCTCATCAAAGTATTGCTCGCACAAGTGCGCCGTCATTCAGATCGGAAGGGATAAGAAAGGCCAGCCGATCGGCGGCTCACTCCCTGCATGGCATGGGTGTGCCAAATGCCATGCGCTTATGGGTATGTCCGGCAAGATGTCAGGCGACCTATTACGCAAGGACAAAGCCACCATTTGCCAATTCAGAAAAGAAAATGCATTGCCAACGCTATCCAAGTCTCAGGCTATCAAAGCGGTTTTGGTTAAGAACGGCACGACTCAACGAAAGGCTCAACATGATGCAAGCGAACAATGGTGGCAGGACAACTGGGCGGGGGTGCTTGATACTTACTGGGACAAATGCTCAGGCATTGTGATTGCAAAGATGAACAATCCAGAAATGTCGTTTCGAATGTTGCTATATTACAAAGATTTAGAGCGTAATAGAAAATCTTTCAGAGATAGGGCGAGGAAAAAATATGCAGCTATGAAAGATAAAAGAGATGATGTGTATTGGGTTAAATCTAAATTAAAGAGTGGTATACACAGAATATATAGAAAGATTAAAGGTAAAAAGGAGTTAAGAACTATCGAGCTACTTGGCTGCACGGTTGCCCAGGCAAAGACCCATATTGAAAAACAATTTAAGAAAGGAATGACATGGGCAAACCATGGAACCGCTTGGGAGATTGACCACATCATTCCTTTGGCTGCGTTTGATCTTACGCGCAAAGATCAGCAACTTCTCGCCAATCACTTTACCAACTTACGGCCTGAGTGGAAGGCTTTGAATCGTTTGAAGTCTGACAACATCACCGTCACTCATCAACTCGCCTTTGCATGAACCCCCCCCCACTTAGAAGACTGTAGAAACCATTCAACCATCGCAGTTTGCCAGTCG